TTCATTTGGCTTTTTAGAAGCGTCAGTAGCATTTAAACCCTTACCATATACAAACTTCGATATATTGTTTATAATAGCATTATTTGTAGCACTATTTTTATACCTTTCTATCAGAAAGTCGTAATAGTCGTTATTAGTGCCATACGTCACGTAGTTGTCTTTGTTATTTTCAACTACTTCTGGTGCTTCGTAAGCACTTAAATTTAATACGTGTAGATTGTTATTATTCATACATTATAAAATCGTTAGTTGTACTATGTTGTGTGTACGTGTTGTGGTTTACACTATAAGAACTTACTGCTTGGTCTGTACAGAATATTTTACCTTTATAAACTACGCTTGATCCATTACGCACTTCAAAAGTGTAAAACCTACCTTCTTTTAAAGTAAAGCTTGGTGAAGCTACTACAAAGGTTGCAGTAATAGTTTCGTAATAGTCATTAGTTGCGTTTGAACTAATTGTAATTTGTGTAGTTACGTTTGTACTTTCATCTGTTAAAAATAAACCGTCATACGTTTTAGAACGTGGTATAAATATAAAAGATTGTGGACTTGTAGAAGTTGTTAGTATAACCATACTTATATAACTAATTTTCGTGTTTTTGTTTCTAATAAAAAAAGGGGTTACCGAAATAACCCCCTTAACACAAGTATAAAGTAAAGGAAAAGTGTTTTTTATGTTGTTACAACTGTTATGTTACCACCCATTAAAGTTGTTAGTGCAGATTCAGAACTACAATTTATAAAATTAGCTGGTAATTCTTCCATTGCAGTAAATGTTAAAGAATAGCCGTTAAAGTCACCTAAAGCACTACCACTTGAAATTGTACCAGCAGAAACGTCACAACCCTGGTCAAGACCCATTAAGAAAAATTGGTCACCTCTTGCGTGAACAATAATTCTTGGTCTACCGTAAGCAATAAGTTTTACGTTTTTTGTGCTTTTCACATCTTGTCTTTTAAGTTGAACTGTAAGCGTTTGCTCAAAAAATGTTGTTCCATTTTCCCTACTACTATTAATAGTTTGCTCAAATGAATTATTACCTTTTAGTTCAAACTTATAAATGTTATTAGTACCACCAGTTATAGCAGTAATTTCGTCTGTGTTTTCTCCAGTACCATACGTAATATTTGACGAATCTTCAAAAGCAATATCACCATAATTTATAAGGTAAATTGCGTGTAAACCAGAGACTGCGTCTTTACATTGTTCTGTTCTTCCACCTATAATATCACACGACATATTTTAAGTTTTAAAAAGTTTATAAATAAGAGGGGTTTTTACACCCCTCAGTTAATTAGTCTTATGCGTAAATAACTACGTCTGAATTGATTCCCATAGCAACAGCAGCAGTAAATCTCATTATTACACGACAATTCTGCGATCCGTCTAATTCAGCCATATCTAATACTCTAACCTCGTTAGTGTCATTTAATAGACCAGTTCCAAAGAACATATTAGATTTTTGTGCAGCCATCATTGAATGTGCTGGTAAACCTTGTCCAACAAATACTGGAATACCGTCAAAAGAAAGACCACCATTGTTAAACCAAGTAGTTCCTTGTGCATTAACACCGTTAGCACCTAAACCGTTAGCACCAAATCCACCTAAAGCACGTATATAAGCTCTTGCTACGTTTGGTGCTACGTAAATGTAAAGGTCTTCTTTACCATAAACACCACTTGGAATTGCGTCTACTACTTTTCCCATTTCGTCAATTACGTTTGCAGCAGTTACAGTTGTACCAGTTACAGCAACACAACCACTACCACCAGCAGTAGCTAAATAGTAAAATCCGTCAAATTCTCCAGCGTTTGCAGTTTGACCACTCCAAATGTTAGATTCAATTTTAGAAGCTACTTTTGCAGCAGTATGTGCTATTACAAAGTCAGAAAGACTTGGAGCTAATTTATCAAAAGCAGAATATCCCATTTGTTCAGCTTCCCAAGAATTAACTAAATCTTTTTTACAAATGTCTACGTTTACCTGGAATTCTTCAGGTTGGATAATTTTTTCTGTCATTGTTAAAGTACCACTTGCAGTATAGTCACAAGTTGCATTTGCTACAATGTCGTTATAAGAACCAACTTGTAAAACACTTTTATATTTTACGTTTGGCATTACTGTAATTAGACCTTTGTCTAATGTTTCAGCTGAAAGTAAAGCAGCAGAAATATATTTTCCGCTAAATTCTCCAGCATACGTTGAGGTTAAAGATACACCCATTTTTATTAGTTTTAATTATTAATTTATTTTTATTCGCTTAATCTGTCCATTACTCTATCAAGTGTAGTACGTCTTCTATTTTGACTATACTTAAACCCTTCAATTTTCTTTTCGTTTTCAGGGTTAAACACTATTGGTTTTGGTTCTTCTTCAGTAGATAATTCTACTTCAGTAGTTTCTTTTTCAGTTTCTTTTACTTCCGTGTTTTCAACTGAAGTTTCTTCAGAACTTAATTTTAAACCTTCAAGTTCTTTTTTCAAAGATTCGTTTTCTTCTTTAAGCTTTTCAATTTCAGAAAAGAAAGATTCTTTTGTAATTGATTCAATTACTTTTTTAGGTGCTTTAGTTTCTTCTTTATACATTTCTTTTTCGTCTTCTTCGCTTCTTGCTTCTTCTTCTGTAACTTCTTCAGTAGTTTCTTCTTCTTCTTCTTTAGCTTCTTTAATTTCAGCTATAAGACCTTCTTCTTTAACTACTACCATTCTTCCGTCTTCAAGTGTGTAGTCACCTACTGGCATACTTACTTTTCCGTCTTCAGTTACTATTTCAATTGAAGCACCTTCTTCAAAATCACTTTCAACGATTGTTAGACCGTCTTCAAGTTTCATTTGTGCTAATCTTACTTCTTCGCTTTCAACACCTAAAAGTGTTTTTATCTTGGTTAAAATTTCAGTTGTATTCATTTTTTATTTATTTAACTTATTAACTATTTAATTTATTTTTGTTGCGTTTAAGATTAAATTTTACCTATTCCTTGTGCGTGTATTGTACCGTCACAACAGTCTACGTGGTAAGTATTGTCTTCACATAAACAACCACGTCTACCACCTTTTGGTGAAGTCTTACTTGGTGTTGCGTTTTTCCTGGTTCGTCTTTTTTTTGGCTTGTGCATTTATTTGTATTTCTTTTTTTTCTTCTTTTTCTTTTTCTTGGTTTCGTATTCCTTAATCATTTTTTTAAGTTCCTCAATTATCTGCTTGTCACGTTCTTGTTGTGTAGCTTCTAATTTACCAAGTTCTTTTAATTTACTTTCTGACCAACGTAAACCAGCAAGACCACCCCAAAGTAAATAGGATATATTACCACAGTCGTTTGTGTCTGCGTCATCATAGTAAGTTTTAGCACGACTTAAATAAGAATACATACGTTTAATTGTTTCTTCTGTAATTGCTTTACCTTGTGCTAATTGTTGTGCCCTAACTTTACCAGTTTGTGTAGCACATTTATTATTGTTTTTTTCGTTTAGTTCTATACCACGTTTTGCATTATTACTTACTGCTTTTGGATAGTCAGAATAGCTTTCAAGTTCAGTAGAATTTTTTATAGGTACACAATTTGGAACTTTACGACCACCTTTCATTTTAAAACCTATCATTTCATAACCACTTGTACAAGGTTTTTTTAAGTCAATAGTTGGTATTTCTTCGCTTAATGTGTGTTGTTCACAAGGCATATACCAAGTCTTACCTTCAAATTCGTGTTCGTGAAAACCATTACACCCAACGTCTTTAGCTACTTGTAAAGCTTTTTCTTTTGTGCTATATGCGTTACGGTCATCTATAATTGCGATATTTTCGTCTACTACTACTGACTTAAATTCTTGTTTACTTGCTTCTAATTTTTCTGCAAAGTAACCTTCAATACTAAAACCTTTTATTTCTTTTGATTTTACTTTGTTCCAAATTTCGTCATTTTCTACTTTCATAGTGATAAACCAAGTTCCAGGTTCAGCGTCAAAACCATATAAATTACTTTTGTCTTGTTCGCCCTCTTTGATCCAACTTTCTACTACCGACATACCACTAATTTTTTTAGTGTGTTCTATTGTAGCATTGTTTTGGTTAGATTCTTTTAAAAATAATTGACTTGCTTTACGTATAGTGTCTTTACTGAAAAATATATAGTATTCTTCATTCGTCTTTTCGTTACGTCTGTAAATCTGTTTGTTAGGTATTAAAGCAGCACCCATTAGTAAACGCTTTTCTTCGTTTATGGTCTTTAATTGTACTTCGTGTTTTTTAAGTGCTACCCAGTCAGATTCTATTGCTGGTTTTTCAACTAAACTTACTGCGTCTATTCCAGCGTTTTCGTCTTCTTCGTTTAAAATTAACTCAACTATTTTCATATCTATATAACTAAAATTATTTAAAGTGTTGCGTTTTGTACTCTATTCCTATCTAAACTTTGTGCAGTAGTCACTTCACTTGATACTACAAAAGCTTTTGTTGGTTGTTGGTTTTGCAATTCTGCAAGTTGGTTTATACCACTATCACCGACCACGTTAAATTGTGCAGTTGGTGTAGCACTTGCACCAGCACCACCACCAGCACCACCAGTATCTAAATCACCAGCACCACCACCACCTTGAAATTTTGACTTGGCTATTTTTGCAATATTTACTGCTGCAAATGATCCAGCAAGACCAGCTTGTACAAATGGATAAGCTGGAAAACCAATAGTAATAGGTGAAGCACTTGCAGTTTTAAAAGCTTCTATTGTTGCTTGTACACCAGCTATTGTAGCACTTGCTAACTTTGCTGCTTTATCTATTTTAAAAGCACGTTCTGCTTGTTCTTCATTTTCAGAAGCAAATAAACTATTTAATTCACTTACTAAACTTAACGTGTCTTTTGCTATACTAAAAGAAGCGTTCTTTAATTCTTCTTCAACTTCTTTTCTTTTAAGTCCACTTTTAGCTGCTATTTCATCTACTTTGTCGTAGTATTCTTTTTGTTCTTTAAGTTTAAGTTCTGTTATTGGTTTTATTTCTTCTATTGACCTTGTTTCTAATTTTAATAATTTTTCAGTAGACTGTAATCTAATTTTATTTATTTCCTGGTCACGTATTTTTTCTTGTTCAATTATTATAGCAGTTTTTTGTTCTTCTTTTAACTTTTCATTTCGTTTAGTGTCTTCTATAATTCTACGATATTTTACTTTTAATTTTGTTATTTCATTTTCTGTACTTTCTTCTAATTGTGCAAGTTTTAAATCTTCAATAGTTCTTGCAAATTCAAGTTCAGAAATCATTTCTTTTTTAACAGCACGTCTGTGTGTTCTGTGAACCTTTCTTGTTTTTTTAATTTCTGTTCTTTGCAGTTCTTGTTCTTTGCGGTAAATTTGGCCCTGCAATTCAAGCAGTTCTGTTTGCGTCAATAATTCTTTTGTGCTTTCAAGGCGCACCCTTAAATTTTGTAGTTCTATTTGTATGTTTGCACGTTGTAATTCATTAATACGTTCTTGATTGTCACCACCTTGTGCTTGTAAATTTTTTATTTCTTCTTCGTTTTTTATTTGGTCTATTTGTCTATTAATATAATTTTGATTAGTATTTACTATATTATTCATTAAGTCAAGTTGCCTTTTAGTTTCTTCTTGAAGATTCTTCATAGCGTTTTCTTGGTCTTCTACTGCGTCTGTACCAAAACCAATAGCTTCGCTTATATCGTCCCAATAAGCAACAACAACACCTAAAGTAACAACAAAAGCACCAATACCAGTAGCTAAAAAAGCACCTTTCATACCTTTAAATGCTTTAGTAGCTGAAGCACCTAATAGTTTAAAACTTTTAGCACCTTCACGTAATCCTTTAATACCTTCTACAAGTGCCATAGCAGATTGTACTTTTAAAAGTGCTGCTTCTACTTCTTCAGATTCAGTACCAAATAAACCCATAGCACCTTGTACTGCTGCAAAACCACTTACTGCACCTTGTAAAGCACCACCAAGTTTTTGATCCATAGTTTGAGCAGCAGCGTCTACGGTCAAGTCTGTATCAATTTGTGTTTTTCTATATTTACCTACTTCTGCTAATAGTTCTGCAAATTCGTCTGTGCTTTGTTTACCAGCTAAAGCAAGTTCATATAGCTTGTCCTCCATTTCACCAAGTACAGTTGTTAGTGGTTCACTATCTTTAAACACATCTTCAAACTTTTGGTGCAGTTTGTTTGTGGTCTTTGCAGTTTCGTCTACGCTTTTATTTAGGTTGTCAAATTGATTACCAACTTGTTCAGCATTCGTGTTTACATCAAGATTTATTGTTCTTTTTTGTGACATTGTTAAGCTTTTTAAATTTTAAATTTCTTTGTTCTTGCTTGTATATTTCCTTTAAATTATTACTTAACTTGTATTTACCTTTTGCTATTTCTATTTCTTCACTTATTGCGTAGTGATCCGTTAATTTTAGCATTTCTATTATTTTGTCTAACATTTCTTTATGGTTGTGTTATGAAAATTGTATAGTCGTTTACTGCTCCATTACAATAAGTTTCTGTAACTGTTAATTCAATACTTTGTTGTGAACTATTTTCTGTTACTATATTTTCAAAAGTTTCTGTAACTAAATACTTTCTTAAAATAGGTGGTAATAAACTATTACTTTCTTCTGTTACTATTAAAGTTTGTGGTGTTGCATTTGCTGGTACACATACGCTTATTACTTGACTACTTGTAACCGTGCTTGGTGTGATAGTTACACCAGCAGTTAATGTTGCAATATTTACAGAACAAACACCATTACCTAAAGTAATTGGCACGTCTACACAATTTGCACCTGGATTAGTTGGTACTACTAATGGTATTCTTACTTCTCTAAAATCTAATAGTAAAGTAAAACTAACCTCACCAGTATTAAGGTTTGACTTCATTTCGTTAATTACATAACGCTTGTCACGGATTACAACCCTATCATTTAATTGAAGCTTTGTAAGTATGCTTATTGGTAATTGTGTTTTTACACTTACAAGTCTGTTCCTTACATTAAATAAATTTAAAAGATAACTTTCATAATAAGTTGCATATAAATTGTCATAATTTGGTGCTAAACTAAATGTACTTCTGTCAGCACTAAAATTTAAACTAAAGTCTGTTTGTCCGTTTATGTTTACTTCTTGACCAAAAGGCAAATAGTTTGTAATAGTTTGTTCACTTGTTCCGTCAAAAAATTTTACGCTTGTAGTTTGATTCGTGTACATATACATTAAACAGGGTTTTGGTGTATATGGTGAAAGGTTTTCGTCAAGTGCAAAAGCTACAAGTAAATCTGTACCAGTAAATTTTTGACCCATTAAATTTTCAAATGGTAATTCAATAGTAAACTCCCCACCGTCATAAGGAAAAGATTGTTCCGTGTTTCCGTACTCACGATAAAATAAAGCTTTAAACTGTTTGTTTATTACACTTTCGCTTTCTTGATATTTAAAAGCTATTTTATTATATAAAGGTACACGTTGAACGTCTATACTTGATACGTCTGTATATTCTGTTATGTCATATATTTGACCAAGTGAATACCATTCATCTAAAGGTTCTATTTGAAACGTGTCTATGTCTGTACCATAACAAGTTAAATTAAATGTTTTAAGTACACCACTAAAAAAGTCTGCTACCTTTATTTCAGGGACTAAAGAACTTAAACTTGTATTACCTACTATTGTTTGTGTAGCACCAGTTATAGTAAATTCATCTAAATAAGCAAAATTACCACTTGAAAATTGAAGTTGTGTACTGCAATAAATACTTGTGTCAATATTCATTGAATTAGCTACTCTAACATATATTTCTATTTCTTCATCAAGACCTGGTGTATTTTGGTCATTTACTAAAATGTAAGAATTAACGTCTGAACCTTGTACAGTATGTGAAAAAACACCATTTCTGTGTACGTCTATATAGTAAGTAGTTGCAGTATTACTTGGTACTATACTAAATTTTATAACAAAAAAAGCAAGTGAAGGTGCTAAAGATATACCTGGTGTAGTTGTGTTATAATCATATATAATTTTATCATTAGTTAAATCTGCACTACTATGGGGTGGTACACTACCACTTGCATAAACAACACTTGCAAAGTCTACTTTCATAGCTGAAGATACAAAAGTATTGTCTTTTGTGTTTTTTGCCCATAAAAAACATTTTGTAAATCTTTCATTTGTCAAAAAGTTACCATTAAAACTTACACCGTAATGTGTAGCAATAACATCAAACAACTTTTTTATTTTTACGGCTGGAAATAATTCTGTAAAAACTATTCTACCATTAGTTACAGTTATGTCATCTGCACCACCACCAGTATTAGTCCAATATCTTGATGAACTAATTAAAGGGTATCTTACGTCATAGTCTGTTGTTTGGTCTGTAATTCTGTTAAAAACTTCTGTACCAGTATATAAATGGTCTAATGTGCTTAAATCTACGTCACTTAACATATCTTCACCAAACTTATCTTTTAAGCTTGTTACATCACCATAAAAAGTTACAGAATAACTATCTACTTTTCCGTCTTTTAAATTCGCTTTTTCAAGTTGTATTTTACCAGTTCTAAATGCAGTCAAATTTAATTCAAGTCGTGCGTCTTTTCGTATGTTTACGTCATAGCTTGAAAGTGTACCACCAGCACTTGTTGGATCGTAGTATTCTAAATCTGAATTATACCAATGCTGAAAAACTTTGTTGTTGTGCTTAGTTGCTGGTACTGTAAACGACTGACTAAAATCTGTAAAGACTTTTGAAATATCACTTATGTTTTGTACTGTACTGTTTAAGTTTACTTGTTCATCATTAAACAAGTCAAGCATTACACCTTCAATATATATTTGAATTTTTCGCATTATATAACAGAATTAATAGCGTCAAAAGCGTAGTTAAAAGTTAATTGATAGTTAGCTGGTTTTTGTTGGTTAATACCTTTTTGTTTTTGTAAGCTTTTAGTATTACACAATACTGGTAAGTCATCAATTATTATTTTTTCGCTTAACATAATTTGTTGTATAGTTTCAAAATAGCTTTCTTCTACGTTTCCAGTATTTACACTTATACTTTCTTGACCGTTATTATTAAAACCTTTTCTTTGTCCTTGAATTGTATTGTAACTGTGACTGCTTGACTGCATTAAATTAGCCGTACTTTCTTTCGTGTTTATGTTGTTGTTAGATACCTTAAAGAAAAATTCACGTTGCCAATATCCAGCTTTGTTTACAAAGTCAATATTTACTGGTGTGTATTTTGGTTCGCATACTGGTTTAAAGTTCCAAGTTGCTAAAAGTGTTGGTGAAGGTGAACTTATATTTTGCCAAAGTTCTAACTTATTACCGTTAGCATAATAACCAGCCCATACAGTTGGCACGTCGTAAATAATTGAAGTACTTGCAAAAGGTGTTGTAAATGTAGTTGAACCACCAGTAACTAAATCTGTATATTTTATACTATCAAGTGTTGATGCTACTACACCAATTATACCAGCTCTATCACTTGTAACAGTTGCTGGTGTGCTATTAGCATTATATTTATAATAGTATGTGTCTTGTTTTAATGTAGCAAATCTTGAACTTGCTATAACT